TCAACCCGATTGACTGGGCTGCCGTTCGGTTGTCCCGTGAGTCTGCCGTGACGGGCAACGTCAACCCTGGCGGCTACCTGTACGGCCCGCCGTCAGTGTCGGGGCCGATGACGCTGTGGGGCCGCCCTGTGGTCGAGAGCATCGGCATGACGCAGAACACCATGCTGGTTGGCGACTTCCAGATGGGGTGTTCACTGTACGACAGGGAGCAGAGCGCCATCCGCGTTGGCACGATCAACGACCAGATGATCCGAAATATGCAGACGATCCTGGCCGAAATGCGAATTGCATTCGCTGTGTTTCGGCCCACGGCTTTCTGTCGCGTGACTGGGGTTTGACCGAGTCGCAATGATGACACAGTGGCGGGTGGGCAGTAAGGGGCTTCGGGTCATCCACACGGAGGGCTCGGAGAGCCTGCTGCCTGCCGGCACTGTTCTCCATGAGCTCCCCGGCCGCTACGAGGGCACGCTGGTGCTGATCGGGCGGCCGGGCACCTACGACGACAAGATGCTGATGGCTGGGGAATACGAGGTGAAGCGTGGTTAGTTACACCGACGCCAGCCAGATCGCGAACTACCTGGGCGTCACATTGACGGGCGCGCAGCAGACACAGGCAGGGGTGTTGGCCGACGCGGCAACCGCCTGGATCGACCGCTACACCGGCCGCTCGTGGCAGGCGACCAGTCCCGTCACTGACGAGCTTCACACGGTCCAGGGGGACACGGTCTACCTGAACCGCCGGCCTGTGCTGGCGGTATCTGCCGTCAAGACGCGCGCGGTCTACGCTGACGCGCCGCTGACCACGCTGGCCGTGTCGGAGTGGGAGTTGCTGGACGCGCCGAACGGCGTGCTCCGCATCCTCGGGTGGGCCGGCACGGGCAGTCTGGCGACCGTCACCTACACGCACAGCGCCACCGACGCGCCGGACGACGTGCAACTGGCCGCCGCCATGATCGCGGCGTCCTGGCTGTCTCAGACGCTCAGGCCATCGACGGACGGGATCGAGAGCCTGGCCGTGGGTCAGAACGATATCGCCATCAAGTTCAGTGCCTCCCGTGGGAATGTTCCAAAGGAAGCACTGTCGATCCTGGCCGGCTACCGATCCATCGTCATCGCTTGAGGGAGACGACCATGCCGATGATCCTGATTCGACACCCGAAGACTGACGCCGAGTACCAGATCGAGTCTGGAGACTTCAGGCGGCGCAAGCTGGCGACGGACAAGGACGGCAACCCGCAGACCTACGCAGAGGCCGGCTACCGCATCGTGTCTCTCGCGGACGGCCAGCCCTACCACGAGCCGAAGAAGGACGACTGACTGTGGCGACCCCGCTCGACTTCCTCCGCTCGCTGACCGCGCAGCACCGCCCTGACTCGTGCGTGATTCAGCGCGCCACCAGCACGACGGACGGCGACGGCACCAGCAGCACCTACGCGACGCTGGCAACGGTGTCGTGTCGGGTGTCTCGGATCGGCAGCGGCGGCACGGAGGGCGTCAACGGCTCGGGCGGCGTGCAGGCAATCGGACAACGGCGCATCAAACTGCCGCCCGAGACAGACATCACTACGAAGGACCGCATCGTCTGGTCAGGCTTGACGCTCGAAGTGGTGGACGTGCAACACGCCAGCAACGAAACCGAGCGGACGGTGATCGTGCGCGAGATTAGCTGAGATGCAGATTGAAGCCACGGCCGCCGGCTGGGAACCGGCGACCGTGGGGGCAGCGCCAAGCCGTGGAAGGGCCGGACGCTACACCCATATAGGTACGCGAGGCCCGCAGATGTTAGGCGCACCAGCAGTGCACCACCTCAGGAGCTTTGACAGCGTGACGACACGTATTGCAGTTTTGCTCACGATTGGTCTGCTGGCCGTACTCCTGACCTGCGTTGCGCTGGCGACGCTGTTTGCGGGCGACATCTCGGAGCGGTCAGGGGCAATCGTGAGCACGGTCCTCGGGGCGTTCTCCTCGACTCTGGCCGTGCTGCTGCTATTTCTGAGGGTCGAGACGGTCAACGGGAAGGTGGACGAAGCCGCATCGAAGGCGACGCTTGCTGCTGATAAAGCGTCTGTGGTCGAGACGAAAGTGGACCGGGTCCACGAGGACATGCTGAACGGGGGGATGCGCGAAAACATCCGCAAGGCGATATCTGAGGACCGTCACGCGCAGCGCAACCGCGACACGGTCACGCTCAACCGCGCCGAGCTTGACGAGTTGAAGCGGCGCGCGGCAGAGCGGGAGCGGCCGGGTGTCTGAGTCGGGCGGCGTTGGCGGCGGCGGTCTGAACCCGATGAGCGGGCCGGGCGATTCGCGGCCAACTCCAGATCCAACGCTCTTGACGATATCCGCGATTGACAGAGCCGTCAACTCGCTGGAACGGGTGATCGACACGCGCCTTGACGCGATGGACAAGGCGCTGGCGCTGTTTGAGTCGTCTATCACCCGGCTGCCGACCTCCGTAGACACGCAAGTCGGGCATCTGAAAACGCTGCATCAGGAGAAGTTCCTCAGCGTTCAGAAGCAGTTTGACGAGCGGGACGTGCGAACCGAACAGACCAGCCGAGACAGCAAGGTGGCGGTGGACGCAGCCCTGCAAGCGGCCAAAGAGGCCGTGACGGAACAAAACCGATCATCGGCGCTGGCGATTGCGAAATCGGAGGCGGCAACCATCAAGCAGATCGACCAGCAGGGCGTACTGATCCAGACCGGCACCGGCGCGCTGAACGACAAGATCGACGACTTGAAAAGTCGGCTGACCCTGCTCGAAGGGCGCGGGGCTGGGATGTCTCAGAGTTGGGGCGTCGTCGTTGCGGTGATTGGCGTCTTGATGGGAGTCGCTGGGATCGCCCTGGCGGCCTCGCGGTAAGGGGGTACGGAGCGTGATTGCTGCACTCATCGTTGCCATCATCGTCATCATCGTCGTGTTCGTCATCGCGCACATCATCGTGCGGTACACACCGATCCCCGCTGAGATCGTGTGGCTGGTGTATCTGGTGGCCGCGCTCGTGTCCATCCTGGTTCTATGGCGGGTGATCGCGCCGCTGATCGGGCCGCTGCCATGACAGCGACAGAGCAGCGCGCCTTCAAGAACCTGCTGATCTACATCGGGATTGCGGTAGCGAACATGGCCGCCATCGCGCTTGCTGCTGGCGTGGCTGGCGGGTCGCTGGTCGGGTTCCGCGACGGCGATCCGTTCGCGGTGGCAGGGCCGTCGATGGCCGCGCTGCTGGCCGTGGTGACGCCGATCCTGTCCACGTGGCTGGCGAGCAACCGGCCCCGCATCGGCAGTGAGGCTATCGCGGCGGCGGTTGACGAGCGCCGGCATGCGGGGCAGTCTCGTAAGTCGATGGTCGTCCGCTCGAAGGGCAGCCCGCCGGACGCTGACGAGGTGATGACGCCGTCGCAACTCAAACAGGTGTCGGACGAGATCGAGCGCCGGCTGCGCGCGGACGCGGACGAGACGGCCCCTCATGGCTAAGACCACGGTCAGGATCGTGACAAACCGCATCCCTGCGATCAGCGCGGCCATCAAGCCTCTGGTGGCCGCCGAGGTGCAGAAGGCCGCTTTCCAGATCGAGGCACGGGCGAAGGCCGTGGTGGCTGTGGACACGGGCACGCTGCGCCGCTCTATCACGACCGTCATGAGCAATGGAGGGCTGACGGGGGTGGTCGGGCCGAGCGTGTTCTACGGCAAGTTTATCGAGTTCGGGACGCGGCGCATGGGTGCTAGGCCGTTCATGCGGCCGGCTGCGGAGGCCGTGATGCCGGGCTTTGCGGCGGCTGTCGCGGCTGCGTTGGGCAAGCTCTGATGCTGGAAGGGCAGCGCGTTGCGTCGTTCGTGTGGGACACGCTGGCCGCCGATACGGGCGCTGGCGGCGTCTCCACGCTCGTGGGCGGGCGCATCTACCGTGACCGTGTTCCCCAGACTGCCGCGCTCCCGGCCATCACCGTGACGCTGGTGTCTGCCGTCGATACCAACACCATCGGCGGCCGGCGCGTCAAGCAGAACGTGCTGGTGGACGTGCGGGTCGTGGCCGATGGCTCGGGCTACCCCAACGCCCTCGCGGACCGCATTGACACGGTGCTCCAGAACGCTGGCGGCACCAAGAGCAGCGTCGTCGTCGTGGAACTGGTCCGCGAACAGGTGACGGCGTTCATAGAGGATGACGCCGGCAAGTCGTACAGCCACGTCGTCGCTACGTACAGGAGTCCGGCGTACTACGCCGCGTGAGAGAGGGGTGATAGGTCATGCCTGATCGGATGATTGTCCAAGAGGCGGTACAGATCGGGGTGGAATCCACCGCCGGCACTGCCGTTGTCCCCACGATCCAGTTCGGCGGGCTGTCCGTCGATATTGACACGGAGATTGAGTTCTCAGAGTTCAAGCCGGCCGGGCAACTGGTCAACTCTATCGTGGCCCCGCTCCGCGAGTGGTCTTCGGGCGAGTTGAGCGGATTTCCGACCTACACCGAACTGCCCTACGTCCTCTCTAACCTGTTCGGCGCGGCGGTCATCACCACGCCGACCGGCGCGACCCTTGCGCGACAGTGGAAGTGGACGCCCTCGGCAACCGTGCCGTGGACGCCAAAGACCTGGACGATCCGGCGTGGCGTCTCGGGCGACACGGCCGAGCAAGCGGACTACCTGCTGCTCTCAGGGCTGATGCTGTCGTTCTCGCGGACTGACGACCCCGAGATCGGCGGCGACCTGTTCGCGCGACGGTTCGACTACGCGGCGACGATGGCGACCACCGGCATCACCAGCCCGGCGCTCATCCCGATCCTGCCTGACCAGATCGACGTGTTTCTGGACGCGACAGGCGCCGGGCTGGGCGGCACCCAACTGACGCGAGAATTCAGCTACGCGCTGGAGATCTCGGATATGTTCGGAAACATCTGGCCGCTGAACAGCAGCCTGACATCGTTCGCCGCGCACAGCGTCCAGGCTCCTGACGCGGGCGTGACGCTCCAGCTTGGCAACGACACGGCCGGGCGGGCGATGGTCACGAACATGCGCGCCGGCTCGACGGTGTTCGTGCGGCTGCGGGCGCAGGGCGCAGCCAGCAGCATCGAGTCGGGGCAGCGGTACTCGCTGATTATCGACACGGCCCTCAAAGTGGTGGACTCGCCATCACGCGACGATCAGGAGGGGCTATCAACGCTGGAGTGGTCGCTGCGGTCGGTGTATGACGCGACCTGGGCAAAGTGGTTGGAAGTTACTCTAGTGACGACAACTACAGGGCTATGATGCGACTACTCGTCAGCGAGCGCGGCATCGTACTCGGCAGCCTGCTCAGGGGTCAGCATCCGCGACACCCTGAGCACGACCGCACCGCGAGTGTAGGTGTACCCGCCGATGACGGGCGCCGCCTCGCTCATCGCGGTCAGGAAGGCGCTGCGCTTCTGCGCTCCGGCGGGCGTGGGGTAGACCTCCACCGACCCGCCGTCCTCAACGTGCAACTCTCCCTCGATCCACGCATCCAGACGGGTGTCGCGCCAGGTCGCCTTGCTCGTGTACCCGCCAGGGCGACCGAGCAGATTGTTGGGGTCGGTCGCCGCCGTGAAGACGGCGGCGTCTCCGAGCGGCAGCCCGCGCACTCGCAGCGTCTCCACGACGGCAACCGCGTCAGGCGTCGTCTGTTGAGCATGGGTGACGGTGTAGGCAGGGGCGAGCAGCGCGATGAGCAGAGCAAGCAACAGATATCGAGTCATCAGTACATCTCCCTCATCACTGTAACGCGAGGGACGACGCAAGCGGGAGGGTTATGCCGAGGTTGAGCAACATGCTCGGGGAGACCGGGCGCATCGAGATTGCGGCCAGCGGTGACGAGCCGCTGGTCGTGGAGTACCGCCGGGGCGTGATGACGCCACGGCTACAGATGCGGCTGTCGTCGCTCCAGACGACCGAGGGTGGCGCGGCCACGCCGGCCGGGCTGATGACGATGTGCGAGGTATTCTCGACGCTCATCAAGTCATGGAACCTGACCGACGACGCGGGGGCCGTGATCCCGACCGACGCTGACAGTCTGGCCGATGTTGACCTGTCGATTCTCACCGCGATCATGACGAAGATCGGAGAAGCCATCGGCCCGGACCCTTTGAGCGCAAGCGGCTCCAGCAATGGCTTGTCTCAGAGGGCAAGCTTGGAGCCGCTCCCGATTACTACGGCGTCCTGATGATCGCGCAGCGGTACAGCCAGGACCCGCGCACGGTTGCCGAGTGGGAGCCCGAGTGGCTGGCTGCTGCATCGACGGTGATGCAGGCAGAGAACGGGGCTGAGGCCGAGGTGGCGAGGCGGCGCGACCGCCGGGCCAAGATGCAGAAGGGCCGCTGAGATGCCGGCAGCCGCACAGTTAGAAGTAGTCGTAGGGGCTGACGTAAGCTCCGCGCAGAGCAAACTGTCGTCGTTCGGGTCGTCGTTCGGCGGGCTGATCGCTGCTGGCGTGGCGGGTGCTGGAGCTGCGGTCGCGGCCGGCGTCGCGGTCGGGGTCAAGGCTGCTGGCGACCTGGAGCAATCGGTCGCCAACATCAGCACGATCAAGCCGGAAATCGACACGTCAGCGGTGTTCGCCAGTCTGAACGAGATGAGCACCCGCATCCCGCAGACGGCCAGCCAACTCGGAGAGTCGCTGTACAACGTGTTCTCGTCAGTCAACGTCACGGCCGAGGAAGGGCTGCGGCTGGTCGAGGGGTTCGCCAAGAGCGCGGTTGGGGCAGGCACCAGCGCGGAGACGTTCGGGACGGCAGCAATGGGCGTCATGAACGCCTACGGACTGAGCGTTGATGAGGCCACCCACATCAGCGACGTGTTCTTCAACACGGTGAATGCTGGCGTGGTGACGGGCGAGGAACTGGCTGCAAGTCTCGGGCCGGTCACGCAGAGCGCGAAGGCGGCCGGCGTCAGCCTGGACGAACTCGGCGCGATGATCGTGGGCGTCACCAAAGAGGGCGGCCCGGCGGCGCAGAACATCAACAACCTCAACAACATGCTCCAGAAGATCACGACGAAGGAAGCGCAGAAGGGGTTCAATGATCTGGGCGTCGCCACCAAGACCGCGACGGGGGAGTTCAGGCCGACCATCGAGGTGATGCGCGACCTGAAGACGCGACTGGAGGGCATGACCGAATCGGCCAGGGCGAACGCGCTCCAGACGATCTTCCCCGACGCGCAGGCGCGGCTCGGGGCGATGACGATCATGAGCCAGATCGACGCGGTGGACGCGGCGCTGGCGACGAATCAGGCTGCTACCGGCTCGGCGGCCAGCGCCTACGAGAAGATGTCCGCCACGTTCAACAGCCAGTCTAAGTTGCTGGTCAATGGGCTGACGGCGATCCTGACCACGGTCGGCGCGATGCTGCTGCCGATGCTGACGCCGCTCATCACCGCGTTCTCACAGTCGCTGCCCGGCGCGTTCAACACGGCCAAGGCCGCGTTGTCCGACCTCATGACCATGTTCTCGGGCGGCGGAAGCGGCAGCGGCGCGCTCAACGGCATCCTATCCGCGATGGGACTCGGCCCCGAGTCCATAGCGATGATCGACGCGGCCATCCTCCAGATTGGCGACGCCTGGCGCACGCTGCAACAGGTGTTCGCTAACGAATGGTCGCCGGACGCGAGCATCGCGCCGCTGGTCAACGCACTAGGACAGGTGGCGGTGTTCGTGCGCGATCAGGTGCTTCCGGCGTTTACGTCGCTGTTCACGTTCCTGGGCGCGCACACTGAGATTCTGGCCGGCATTGCGGCATCGTTCCTCACGCTGTTGGCGGCGGGCCCGATCATCGGAGTTGTGACGGGCATCGCGGCAGCGTTCGCGGCCCTGCTCTCGCCGGTCGTCGCCGTAGCGGCGGTCATCGGCCTGCTGACGGCGGCATGGGTCGGCAACTGGGGGGGCATCCAGGAGATCACGTTCGCGGCAATCGCGGCCATCAGCGCGGCCATCAGCACGGGGCTGGCGGCGATACAAGCCTTTTGGGACGCTCACGGGCCGGCCATCATGGCCGCTGCTGCGACGGCCTGGGAGGGCGTCAAGACGGCCGTTGAGGTCGCCATCGGAGTGATCGGCGCCCTCCTCGACGGGGCGGCGGCACTCTGGGCCGGCGGCCTTGATGGGGCGTGGGCTGCGATCCTGGGGGCCGTTGATGCTGCCTGGGCCGGCATCGGCGCGAGCGTACAGGGCGGCCTGGACGCCATCGGGGCGGCGATGCAAACGGCGTGGGACGCCATCACGGGGCAGGTGTCAGCCGCACAACTGGCGATCCAGGCGGCCATCAAAGCGGTGTGGGACTTGATACCCGCCGACATCCAAGCCGACCTGATCCTGATTGCAAACCATCTGCTGGTGCAGGGTGCGGCGTGGCTGGTGACGATGCAGACGACGGCGCTTGCCATCCAGACCGCCATCGTGACCACGTTCGGGGAGATTGCGACGTTCGTCTCCACTTGGGCGTCAACCACGATCATGGCTCCGCTGCTGGCCCTGATCGGCACCGCGACGGCTGCCGCGACCGAAACGGGCACCGGAATCTGGACGGCGATCACCACCAAACTGGACGAGGTCGTCGCGGCAATGGGTGAGTTTGCAGGCGACGTGCTGGCGTCGCTGCGCGGGCTGGTCGGCACCGCCAGCGCGGCGGCGGCCAGCATCGGCCAGGGGATCATCGAAGGCATCAGGGGCGCGATCATGGCCGGCGCGCAGAGTATCGCCAGCGCAGCAGCCAACGTGGTCAGGCGGGCGCTCGAAGCTGCGAAGGCCGCAATCGGCGTGGACTCGCCATCGAAGGATTTCCGCGACGAGGTCGGCAAGCCCATCGTGCAGGGCGTGATGGTCGGCCTCCAGAAGATGCAGCCGGCGCTGGACAGCATGTTGGGCGGGCTGGTGCAGCCGCCGTCTATGGGCATGAGTGCGCCGCGCCCACCCGTGCTCGGCTACGGCGGCGGGACCGTCATCAACGTGACGGTGCAGGGCAGTCTGATCCGCGAGCGCGAGCTTGACGCCGTGGTCGGGCGGGCGGTCGGCAACAACCTACGCCGCAACGGCAGGCTCGGGAGCAACTGATGGCGACTACCACGCTCACCTCAGGCATCAACGCCTCGGTGACCACCATCCCGGTTGTCACTGTGGCCGGATTCCTCGCTGACGGCCACATCCTGATCGACTCGGAGATCGTCAAATACACCGGCACGTCCGGCGGGAACAGTTTCACCGGCTGCATCCGGGGTGTGGCCGGCAGCACGGCCGCCTCGCACCTGATCTCTGCGACCGTCACGGAGTCCTACCGCGTGTCGCATCATGTCGTGATCGGCACCACGTCCACCGGCGGCAACGGCACCGGCCTGCTGCTGGCAGAAGGCGGCTACGAGCGGCGGCTAGGCCAGCAGTACGCGGCCAAACTGTCGATAGCCGGCACCACTCAGGACGACCGTCTCGGCACCCAGTCCTGGCAGGCGTCGTCGTGGAGCGGCGGCGAGGGGCATCTGAGGCATGACCCGGCTAACCCGTCGCGCTACCGCGCCGGCGCCGGCATCGACACGTTCACGGAGGCTGGCGCGCTCGGACTCGGGCCGTACCTGTCCACGATCAGCGGCGGCACCAGCGCGACGCTGGCCGTGAACGAGATCAGTTGCCTGCACGCATTCTCCGGGCTGCTGATGATCGGCACCAGCACGGGGCTGGTCTACCAGTGGGACGGAACCACTCTGACGTTCTGCTACGACACCGGCAAGGCCGGCGGCATCCGCTCGATGATGACCTGGGAATCGTACTTGTACGTCGGCACCGGCACGGACGGGGTTGTGTTCCGCTGGGTGCGGGCTACGCCGACGACGACCTGGGCAACAAACTTCACCGTTGGGGCGCGCTCAGGGGACACCGTGCGCGGCGTCCACGGCCTCAGCCCGCACGTCACAGACGGGTTCTACGCTGGGTACTACGCGGCATCTGAGGACAATTACGCGCTCGTCGGGCAGATCGCCAACACTGGCGGTACTACCGTTCCGACTGTTGCGCTCAACACTTACGAGAAGTCGGTGTCTCTGATTATCCCGTACCGCGAGAAGCTGATGGCCGTGGTCTACAATGCCACGGATAATTTCTGGCGCTTGTTCGAGGGCGGCAACGACCCGGACCCGTTGATTTGGACCGCGAAAGGCACGCAGGTTGGGGGGTACCTCAATTGCGCGACCATGCTCAATGACCGGCTGTACTTCGGTGACGCGGTGCAGGGCCGAATCTGGCGGTACGACGGCAGCAAAATCACGCTCTTGCGTCAACTCGGCTCCGATCAGGTGCCGTACACCGCGCAGATCAAGGGCATTGCTGCGTGGCGCGGCGGCGTCTGGGTCAGCATCGTGGACGTGGACGGCACGATGGGCCTGTTGCGCTACGACGACGAGGACGACTCCTGGTCGCGGCCGGCAACGGGGCTGCTCGGGACCACGCCCGGCGTGATGGCCGTCTACAACGACCAGTTGCACGTCGTGACCAACGCCACCGGGGCGTCACGAGTCTGGCGCACCAACGGCACCTATCGAGACGGCGGCCCCGTCGATTCCGGGCTGATCGATGCCAACCTGGGAGGGACGGACAAACTCTGGCAGGGCGTCACGGTGCGGCACTCGGCGCTGGCCTCCAACCAGGCGGTGTCGATCTACTACCAACTGGAGGACACCGGCTCGTGGGTGCTGTTGGGGCACAGCGACGTGGACAACAGCACGTCCAAATCGCTCGACTTCGCCGCGAGCATCGAGGCGGACCTGATCGCGTTCCGGATGATTCTGAGCGGCACGGCCGGCAGCAGCACGCCGCTGCGGGTCTACAGCCTGAATGCCCGCTACGTGCCGTCGCCAGGCGTCACGAAAGAGTGGACGTTGCGCGTTCGGATGCTCGGCAACACCGGGCGGTACATGCCACTGCGGGACGGCATCACCAGCACGCAGACGGGCGAGCAGATCAGCGCGGCGCTGTGGGCGCTGGTGGACGCGGTGACGCCGGTCAACTACGTGGACATCGACGGCACGGTGTCCGAAGTCTTGATTACGGAGTGGCGCGAGTCGGAGGCCAGTCTGCATGTGGGCACCAACGCGCAAGGCTGGGAGCTTGACGGGCAGTTGACGCTGCGGGAGGTCTAACGATGGCGACTGATGAGACGTGCGACTACTGCGACGGCTCCGAGATGTATCAAGGGTTGCTGACCCACCGGCCGACGTGCGCCACGCTCACCGGCCCGGCCGAGGCGGCAGCCGCGATATCTGGGCAGAGTCCGCGACGGACCGACGCGGACGGCCTGACGGGCTGCCGGTTCTGTGCGGCGGTTGCTGCGCCGACGAAGCGGCTGTCGTCGCCCGCCAGCCACGAGTTCGGGTGTCCCTGGCGGCGGGCGCGGGCGCTCTACCCTGACGGCGTGAAGCATGCCGACGCGGCATCCGGGCGGGCGGTGCCGGCGGTGGTGAATCCCAATGCCTGACTACCGCGCCGCAAATACGAAACCCCTGCGAGGCATCGACGTTGCGTCACACCAGGGCCGCCCCGATTGGCAAGCCGTGGCAGCGTCAGGTGTCACGTTTGGCATCAGCAAAGCGACCGGCGGGACGTGGTACACGAACCCCACGTTTCCGGATAACTGGCTCGGGATGAAGGCGGCCGGACTCGTGCGGGGCGCGTACCACTACGCCTTTGAGTCGAGCGGCCAGCCGCTACCCGGCGACGGCCCCGAGGCTGAGGCCGACTACTTCCTGACGGCGCTGGCTCGCGCCGGCGGCATCCTGCCCGGCGACCTGCTGGTGCTCGACATCGAGGATGGCAACGGGCCGCTCGGGGACTGGTGTTTGCGATGGCTGCGGCACGTTGAGATGAACACGGGCGTCAAGCCGCTGGTCTACACCGGCGCGTGGTTCAGCGTGCCGCACGGCCTGGGCGCGGTGCCTGCGCTGGCCGAGTTCCCGCTGTGGCTCGCTGCGTACCAGGATGCCATGCCGGCCGCGCCGCCGCCGTGGTCAGTGGTCAGCATGTGGCAGCACAGCAGCACGGGCCGCGTCCCGGGGATCGCCGGTGACGTTGACCTGAACCAGTTTCGAGGGAGCCGCGCCGACCTGCTGGCGCTCGGCAAGCCGGGGGCGGTAGCGCCGGCTCCGGCCGTTGACGAGCTAGCCGACGTGCGCCGGCGGCTGGCCGAGGCGGTGTCGGCGTTGGGCTACGCGAGCGGTGACGTAGCTGACGCTGCCGATGCGGTTGCGAGCGCAGCTACAGCACTGGCGAACACGCTGCGCTCGCTCAGGCCGCCAGCCGCGTAAGGAGGGCCTCCTGGTGGTGGTGCCCCTGCCGCTGTTGTGAGCGGCAGGGGCTTTGTCGTTGGGGCGGGCGGTTAGCGATACGACTTCTCGTCATCCGCCCCGACGATCTGAAGCCACGACGGCCAGCAGTGGGAGCAGAGCGCCTCGTTGTCATGCGTGAGATTGGTGTCCTCCCACGCGATAGCCTTGTGGCACCAATCGCACTGCGTCGCTCCGGGTGGGTGCTGGATCGTCGTTGCCATCTTCGTCTCCCTGGCGGCTGCGCCGCTCTTGCTGTCTGTAGATATCTTACTACGCCCCGTAGCAAAACACAATACTCCAAAGTGCCCAATATGGGCCACTTCGCGCACTCTACCCTATTGCAGTATGCTACGTGGCGTAGTAAACTGATATCAGATCAGACGCAGGGAGCGCGGACATGGCACGAATGATCGGGCAGGCAACAGAGCAGGACGCAGTAACAGCAGCAATTAGCAGCGTGATCCTAGACGTTGAAGCACCCACGGTGGTTCAGGTTAGCGCGGCGTTGAGCGAGTACCGCCACCATGCCCCGAAGAGCATCGGCGCTGCTGTCTACGGCTGGATGGTCGAAGACTGCGGCGAGCGCGAAGAGGGACGCCGTTACAACCTGATCTGCCGCGCGATCCGCGCGGCGATGCAGCGGGCAGCGTGATGAGCCGCCGAGGACAGCGGTTCCTGGGCTGCCCCGACTGCGGCAAGCGGGGTGTCTATTATCAGTCTGGTAGCCATCAGGACGGCGGCTACCAGTGTCGCTACTGCGACTTCTGGGTCTACGAGATAACGACCGACCGCATAGACAAGTTGAATACGGAGCGCCTGAACGCGGCGAATCCTGAGATGGCACGCGCATGACGCCTGACGAACTCCGCACGCGCCGCAAGGCCCTCCGCTTCAGCCAGCAAGGCCTGGCCGAGGCGCTCGGCGTGACTCAGCACACCGTCAGCCGGTGGGAAGAAGGCAAGATAGCACTGACAGCGCCGCGATCCTTCTGGCTCGACGCCGAGATGAAGCGGATCGAGCGGAAGGCGCACCCGCCGAAGCGCCGCGCCCGCCACCAGGAGAACGAAGCACCATGACCCTCGACAGATGCTCCGGCTACTGCACCGATTGCGGCGGGCCACTTGGAGCGAACCGCTGGCGCTGCGCCGCCTGCCAGCTCGCAGCACGACGCGCGATCATGCGCGCCGGCCCGGGCCAGGTCGTCAAGCCGTCCGACGTGGCGGCTGCGCGGGAGGATGCCACGTGACGGTATACATCTCATCAGTCACCTGCGCGTGCGGCAGGGACATGCTATCGGCGCATGAGCTGTGGACCTGGGGCAGTCTGACCTGCGAGTGCGGGGCGATCGCCACCATTCAGCAGGACGGGACCGGCCGAGCCTTCGTCTCGTGGCTAGGGCCGTTCGTTGATCTCGACGTGGCGGCAGAGATACGGCCGGGGTGCCGGTGAGCAGCGCGCAGCACGAGCAGTACGCCATCGCATTGCAGCGGCTCGCCAGTCAGTGCGAGGCGAATGCGGCCAGCGTCAGGCGCGGGGCGTACCCTCGCTACCCGCACGACCGCATTGAGGCCGTGCGCGCAGCCCTGGAGGCGCTGCTGCTGGAGTTGGCGACGGGCGATGCTCGCGTCACGCAGCGCGACGCGGTACAATAACCCCTGTGCGCCGGTATCCAGGCTGAGGCGCGGCGCGCGTGTCTCAGGCAGCGGTCGTGTAGGGGCATCACAGCCGGGGTCCGTGTCGCAACGCCAGATATGGCGCGGACGAATCGGTCTGGCAATCGCAGGTTCGATTCCTGCCTGCTGCACCACCAGCGCCCCGCTCGCAACAATGAGCGGGGTGGCCGGTGTCAGCGCGCCTGCCATGCGTAGGAGTGCGTAACGAGGCCGTCCAGCAATGGGCGGCCTCAGTCTTTGCGTTCAGGCCGGGGCGCGCTCCAGCCTCGACAGTTCGCGCTCCAGCCACGCGGCGCGCAGGTGCGTGATGGAGACCTTCCCGGACTCCCACCGCGCGTAGTTCTGCTGGCTGACGCCCGTCGCGTCGGCCACCTGCTGCTGCGTGAGATGGAGCGCCTTGCGGCGCTCCCGTAGTTCTATGTTGGTCATGCGACGGCCGCTACGTGCACGGTCCAGCCGGCTGCTCGCGCCGGCTCGATCAGGTCCGCGCCACTCGCTGCGGAATCGCCCAGAATAAGCGTCACGCCGGGCAGATCGGCGGGGCCGTATACCGTGCCATCCTTCACCAGAACGGGCAGGCCGCGTGATGCCGCCGGATGATCCGTGGTCAGTTCGGCGGCGGCGTCGTCGAGAAACGTGCGGAACGACACCCCGAGGTCGAGCGCCTCAATCAGGCCGTCAACGTGGATGATGTGGCTTGTCATCAGTACTCTCCCAGCCCGCACTCGCCATCGTCGCCCATCCGACCGCAGCCACGGCAGGCCTTGCCGCCGCGTGCGTAGAGGCTGCGGTCAGCGGTGCGGCGTACCGTTTCCTGCCGAACTTCCCACCCGATGATCTCGCCGCGGCCTGCCGCTCGTGTTGCGTCTTCATACTGGCTGCGGAGCTTCGAGCCGGTGATCGCCATCTGCTTGACAATCGCCTCAATCGTGCCGTCTGGCCGCTGCACTCTAATCGTCGTCGTCGCCATCGTTCCGTCTCCCCTGTCTGGTGTGGGCCGCTTGCCTCACACCCTTATAATACATCATGCTGGTGTAGGATGCAACCCCTCTAACCCGCCAATCCGAGCAATCTTCGGAAACTCGTAGCCGCCCAAGCCGTCGCCCCAATCCCGCAAGCTCGCGCCCGGTTGGCGCTGGAGGTATCAGTAAATGTGATAGCTTGTCGTGGTCCTAAAGTGCCACCTCTGGTGTACACTGAGGGGGTGGAGGGCAGATGGCTAAAATACGGACGACCGTGTTTCTGACGCCAGACGACCGCGAGGCCGTCGAAACGATTCGCGACGCCCGCATGGCCGACTCGGACGGCGCAGCGATTCGGTACGCGATCAGGGTCGTGGCGGCGTTGGTGCGGGACCAACGCGAGGACCGCGAGGCTACCAGAGCATCATGACGGCGCAATCCTGCGCGGACACAGAAAAGCGCCGATCAGCGACGAACTGACCGGCGCGAAGGAGAACGGATCTGATGCCCATTGTAGCGCATTCCCCGACCCTGACGACCACGCTGGCGTACCAGCACGCGACCACGCTGATGGCCCCGGCCTACGAGGCGATGCCCGACAGCGAGTGCCGCCGCCTACAACGGACCGTCGAGTGGCTGGCGCGGGCCGGCAAGCTCGATCAGGCCCGCGCGCTGGTGGCCGACGAGATCAGACTGATCTGCCTGTCGCGGGAGATCACGCGACACATCTCCGAGTGCCCCGTCTGTGCGGACGGCGGCGAACTCTACTGCCTCGACCTGGAGCGGATGGACCGCCGAGAGGCAGGCATCGCAGCGCGCGGCGCTCAGGCGGGAGGGGGCATCTGATGGCGACTGAGACGACCTCCAGTGCAGCCGAGGCCCGCGACGCATGGCTGGCGGCGCGCCACGTCTGCATCGCGCACGAGCGGCAGCACGGCTGCCAGGTCGTGACCTGCGAGACGGCCCGCGACCTGGACGAGGCCGCGTGGGCCGCGTTGGGCGGCTACGGCAACCTCGTCCAGGGGGGTGCGCTCTGATGCCGTGTTGGGTCGAGCGCATGGAGATGGACCCGCGCTACGCCTACCGAGAGGACACCTACGACCGCGACGCGCCCCTGTGGCACGCCGACTGTGACGCAGCCTGTATTGCCGAGGAGGCGGCGCACGAGGCGTTCGGCGGCTGGGGCGGGTGCAGTTCGCACAGTGTGTGGGGCTGCCCGATGTCCACCTGCTTTGTCCGCACGGCGCAGGCCATGTGCGTGCGGGACAAAGGCCACACCGGGGCGCACGAGTTCGCGCCGCAGAACGAAATCGCCATCGAGTTCCCCGCCGCGTTGGAGGCCCGCTCGTGATCGACATCGACGTGTGGACGAGCGCCACGTTCGGCGCGATCCTCGGCTGTGTAGTTGCGCTGTGGTGGCTCTCATGACACTCCGAACGCTTCTCCGATCCCTGCTGATCCTGCCCACCGTCACCCCTGACCGGCGGCGGCACGTCTACCCGCCCACAGTCGGCTACGTGGCCGGCGCGGCGTGGCTCGACGCGCAGTACCCAGACGCCTGGGGCTGGTACACGAGCGGGCTGATCGAACTCCAGGTGGCCGCCTGGCTGGCGCGCCGCGAAGACGTGCGCGCGGAGGGGGTTCTGTGACGAAGTACCGAACAATCGTTGCCGACCCGCCGTGGCTTGTCCAAGCTGGCCCGCGTAGCCTTCACGATCCTCATGAGCGGTCACGCCCACTGCCGTATATGACTATGACGGTTGAGCAGATCGAATCGCTTGCGGTGGCGCAGATTATTGAGGCAGACGCTCACCTGTACATCTGGACGATCAACGCCTACGTAGAGGCGGCCTACAGGATCGCCCGTGCGTGGGGGTTCAAGCCGTCAACGCTGTTGGTGTGGGCGAAGTCCCCGAAGGGGCGAGGGCTAGGCGGGACGTTCTCGACTGCTACCGAATACGTGCTTTTCGCTCGGAGAGGATCGCTGCCAGCTACTGCACGGGTGGACCGGAATTGGTGGCAGTGGCCTCGCCGCCACCACTCTGAGAAGCCAGAACACTTTATTGACATGGTGGAACAGGTTTCGCCCGGCCCCTATCTGGAGATGTTCGCTCGGCGGCACCGTCTCGGTTGGGATGTGTGGGGCAACGAGTCTGCCAACACCGCAACGCTGGAACAGCCGCGCCGCGAAGACGTGCGGCAGGAAGGGCGGGTGCTGTGAACCCTCACGAGGCGTTCTGCCCAGACTGCCACGCAACGATCTGCCTGCGGTGCGTCGCGCTCGACACGCGGTCTGACCCAAGCGGCTTGGACGGCTGCTCGGACTGCGCGCGCTTCATGACGCGCATACGTCGCGCTCGGCGCGACCACATCAAAAAGGACCACGCCGATGGCGGTTGAGTTAGCACAGATCCCCGCCGAGCGGACCTTTCGCGGCCCTGGCTGCTCGACGGACTGCCGCGTGATTCGCGCCCTTGTGCCCACTGTGTTCGGGCGCACCGAGTTGATGCTGCACGACCCTAGCAGCCACGAGGCTTACGGCATGTCGCAAGGCGCGGAGTTCGGCGCAGGGTTTCACGACGTGGAAACCGGGCCGCTGCTGGTGCGGCTGGCCGCTGGCGAGGCGTTCGTGGATGGAAAACTGATCCTCCTGACGCCGAAAGAATGGGAGCTGCTCAGTCTGCTGGCCCGCCGCCTTGATAAGGTGGTACTGAACACCGATACCCTCGCCCTGATCTGGCCGTGGTACGAACAGCAAACTGCGCCGCATCCGCGCCACATTTTGCGCGTCACGCTGTCACGGGTCCGCGCCAAACTCGGCCCTGCCGCCTACCTGCTGGAAACCAGAGTCGGCCGAGGGCTGCTCCTGCGGCGCGAGGCGACCCTGTGAGCGGCAAGCCGATGGCCGACAGCGGCAAGCCCACTGCCCGATGGCGCGGGCCTGCCGCGTACAAAAACGCCGCGCTGCCGCCGCACGCAGAGGACGCGCGGCGGTGGGCGGCGTTCTGCGCGAGCCTCGGAGATCGGATCGCGAAGATCCGGGCCGACGAGGCCCCGCTGCTCTGCCCGACGTGCGGGTCCACCGCGCCGCTGGTGGTGACGCGGAAGACGTGCCCCGCGTGCCAGGAGGACTTGCCGCTGTCGGCGTTTGGGCGCAACCGCTCGCGCCACGACGGCGTAGAGGCTTACTGCCGCGCGTGTCTGAAGCCCGGCCGGGCGGCAAAGTGGCAGCAGTATAAGCGGCGCAAGGCGGCGACTGGGCCTCCAACGCACTCGCCGGCAGGCCGCGAGCCGCTCGATGGGGGCGGGTCGTGAGCGGCGCGCGGCCCGCAATCGACTGGGTGTGTTTGGCGACCTGGTTGGCGGTCGCAGTCGTCAACGTGGCGTGGATCGCGATCCTGTTGACGGCGTTGATTGCCGTTACCGACGTGCTACGCGGGCTGGTGGCACCGTGACCGCAGCCGTGGCGATCCCGCTGGGCGTGCGGCTGGCGCTGGTGTACGCGGACGGCCAGCGCCGGGAAACCGTCGTGAACTGGCTCCGCAACGGCTGGGCGGTGTGCGACGGCGGCTGGCAGGTGCGCGTGTCTGCGGTCGTGAGGGTGGAGGTGCTGTCATGACGCCAGAACGGGGGCGGGAACTGCTCGCACGGCTCAGTGTCGAGGAGCGCGCTGCGCTAGAGGCCGGCCCCTGGTGCAGATCAGCCGAGCCAAAACTGCGACCGCAGCGCAAGGCTCGGCCGGCAGGGTTGCACCGATTCACGCCGTGCCGCATCTCGACGAACGACGGGCTGCTGGTGCGATGCGTGTCCGGATGCCAGGAAGAGCGCCACCGCGTTCGGGCAGCACTGATGGGCGGGTCCCCGCGTAGCCCGAGGGGTGCGGCATGACGCCAGTCGAGCGGGCACGGGAGTGGTATCTGCGCCAGGGCGAGCGGACGCGCCGCGCACTCTCGGTCTGCGAGGTGGGGGGCCAGTGCCCGATATGCGCCAGGTGGGCTGTTCGAATCGAGTCCGCCAGCGTGGCGCTGGACATGGCGGTGGCCGCGGCGTTCACGGAGCGGGCACCGTGACAGGCCGCGCGTCAGGGGGCCGGGGCGTCGCCGGCGGGGGGCTGGGCTGTTTTGCGGGGGCGGCCGCGCTTTCGGTCGAGCCTTTGGAACTGCTCGAAGTCGGAACGGCGTATCAACCAATCCCGCCCGAACTTCTCAGCCGGCAGTCGCCCCGCAGTGATCTGTCGCCACACGATGGTCTTCGAGACGCCGAGAGCAACGGCGACTTCTTCGGTACGCATCAAATCCTCCGACATAACGTCAGCATAGCTAAATGTAGTGTACGGCAAAAGTTATACACGGTTGACGTTATCGGTCATAAACGTTATTATTAGACATGGGGGGTGTCATGAACAACGACGTTTACGAGCGACTAGCGGACCGATTCCCGGCCGATGCGCACAAGACGCGCAAGCAGGGCAGTAGCGATCTCGTCTACGTGACCGGCGAGATGGTGATAGAGCGCCTGAATCTGGTTCTTGGCTTTGACGGCTGGTCATTCGAGGTCAAGGCCGTGACGGTGCTCGAAGACGAAGTATGGGCCAGCGGCAGACTGACGGTCTATACGACGGACCGGACCATTGTCAGGGAACAGACCGGCGGCCAGATCATCAACCGGATGCGCGGCACTCCGCCGGTCCTGGCGCAGGCAGCCGAAGGCGACCGTCCGGCGGTTGAAGCGCGGCCAGCGGTCAAGGGCAGCATCATCGAGATCGCCAACGACATCAAGGGCGCGATCACGGATTGCTTGAAGAAGTGCGCCACGCTGATTGGCGTCGGAGCGTACCTGTACGACGGAGACGAGCGACGCGAAGTGCAGGCCGAGATGCGGGCGCAGTCACGCGGCGGTAACAAGCCGACTGCGGGACCGCCTGCTACTACTGACGATGCGCCCAAGCCGATGAAAACGAAGGCGCAACTGGTGGACGACCTGAACCGAGGGATCGCGATGGCGAAGACGCTCGGTCTGGACCCGGCCGACGTTGACGCCACCACGATGGATCGCGTCTCCATACAGGAGGTGATTTCCGCTCTGGCGAAGCAAATCAAGATCGTCAAGGCTGCGACTGCTGAGGCTGCGTCATGAGCGTCGCTTACGAGTACATCGACCCGATGGAGTGTATGCATTGCTTCACGGGGCAAGGCCCGCATCAAGAATGGCACGGCACGAGAGCCGACTACCTGAAGATCGGTGACGAGTTGACCGCGCGGGCGCGCGCGAGGAACCGCGACGAAGTGCGGTTCATGACGGACGAGATTCTGGTCGGTTACGGGCAGCGGCTACGGCGGCAACTCGCCGTAGCCGCTGCTGACGGGTGGGACGAGATCGCCTCGGGGCTGGTGGCCGAGTGGCTCGAGGACGTGGAGAAGGAGTGGCGGTGGCGCACTCGCGCCGCGTCGCTTGGGTCCGTTGCCGTGCAGCGCGAGGGCGCATCCTGGGCTGACCGCGTTGACACCATCAAGCGCATGACGGACCTGTCTCTGCTGATTGCCTACGAGGCGCGTGACGCGCGGCCTGTCGGTACGCGGGGCTGGAAGTGCGCGTGCCCGTTCCACGACGACAAGACGCCCAGCCTGGACATTGACACGCGGAAACAGGTGTGGCTCTGCCGTGCCTGCGGCGTGGGCGGTGACGCCATCACCTACGCCGAGCTGAAGTACAGCCTGTCGTTCGCGGAGGCCGTGAGACACCTGGAGGACCGGCTCGGGATAAAGCCGCCGCCAGAGGCACGAGCAATCCCGAGAGGAGGCCGGAGGCCGCTCGGAGCGGCGATCCCGGGGTGAGCATGGAAGACGCCCTGACCTACGACGAGTCTGCGCTCCCGACGCTGCCGGGGGCCGATGTTGACGTGCTGGAGCCGTTCGGCCTCGGCTGGCGCTGGAAGTGGCGGCGCGACAAGACCTGGATACGGATGACCTTTCGAGGAATGCGGAAGGGAACCAGCGGACCAAATGCGGAGATCACCGTTGAAGGGGGCGTGCCGCAAGTCGGTATCAAGGGCGTGCTGACCGTCGAACGGTTGTCACTTGGGGACGGTCGCGGGCGGGCTAATCTCGCTAACCGTTTGAGCCAGCGGACGGGTGAGGGAGACGACGCGCCAGTGTCGTGGCGCAACCTACTGGACGGCATTTGCTCGCGCATCCTGAAGGAGCAGCAGCGCGGGCCGGAAGTCCGCACCATCGGTACCTCCGACGAGAAGGCGACGAACTGGCTGATCGAGGGACTGGTCGAGGAACACCAGACCACGTCGGTCTACGGAGACGGCGAAGTCGGCAAGTCATGGCTCGGGCTAGCTGCCTGCGTCTCGTTGGCGTCGGGCGTCGAGATCATCCCTGGCTGGAAACCGACCCGACAGGTGCGTTCGCTCTACCTGGACTGGGAGACGGACCACGAGACGCTGAACAAGCGCGTCAGGATGATCTGCCGAGGGGCCGGCATTCCGTACACACCGATCAGCTACGTCTCGCCGGATGGACCCCTGGCCGACCAGGTCGAGTGGCTGCTTGAGCGGGTCCACGACGAAGACATCGAGTTCATCGTCGTGGACTCCGTCGAGGCGGCAATGGCCGGCAGCAAGAGCGATGGCGGCGACATGAACGACGCTGCCGCAAAGGTCAATCAGGTGCTGCGGAAGATCGGGAAGTCGGCGGTCCTGGTCGATCACGTCAACGCCGTCAACGCCCAGTCGAAGGGCCTGGCGGGCAAAGCTTACGGTTCCATATTCAAGCGGAATTGGGTTCGCATTAGCTTTGAGGTCAAGCGCGTCCATGATGGAACGGACGGCGAGAAGCATGTCGGCGTGTACTGCACCAAGCGTAACAACGGGCCGCGCTATGACGCCCGTGGGCTGCGCTGGACGATCAACGAGGAGTCTACTTCGTGGTCAGACGAGGCCATCAGCGAACCGGAATTGGCGGCGGCGTTGCCCGTGAAGCGGCGCATGGAAATCTGCCTCAACGAGGAGTCGCCGCTGTCGCAGACCACGCTCGCGGAACGGTGCGAGACGACTCTCACCAATGTTCGGGTGGAATTGTCGCGGGACAAGGGGAAGTCGTTTCGGAAGCTCGCAAACGATCTTTGGGAGCTTGCGCCGGCCAGTCGCCCGCGCTTCGAGGTGGTCAACGCGGCTCGCGGCGACGAGGAGGAACTGCCGTGGGTGTGACCGCTCAGATTACAGATTCCCGATTACATGTAATTACAAGCCCGTTTTGTAATCAGGAAAGGCCGATTACAACCCGTAATTACAACCCAGGCTCTGTAATCTCATTACAAGATGGCCCTGTAATTACATGTAATCGGCCTGTTGTAATCGGCCCACTCGTTATAGGCGGTTCGGCGTCTTCACATTTCGCTACTAGGGCTTATAGAAAGACTACGTCTTTCCTACGTATACCCTACGCCACCGCTGAGAAAAACTCGGAGCCGGTGATGCCGCCGCGTTCGACCTTCGATGTGGTCCGCGAGCGCCAGCCGAAGTGCTGCCCCGATTGTACATCACCGCTGATAGCGCCGCTATTCGAGGGCGAATGGTGGGACTGCGCCGCCTGCGATTTTCGATGGGAGAACATCTGATGTTGAACTGCTCGCTGATTGGAAACATCGGTGGCGACTGCGAACTGAAGTACAGCGCCAGCGGGGCGGCATTCCTGAGGTTGAACGTCGCCACCAACGGCCGAGTCCGCACCCAGGCGGGCGAGTGGGAGGACCGGACCGAGTGGGTGCGCGTGACCGTGTTCGGCCAGCGCGCAGAGTCGCTGTCAACCCTGTTGAAGAAAGGCCAGCGGATCTACGTCAGCGGCCGGCTTGAGGCGCGGCCCTGGACCGGCAAAGACGGCCAGGAGAAAGCCGGCCTGGAGGTCGTCGCGGAGACGGTGGAGTTCATGAGCAGCCGGCAGGACGACGACGCCCCGCGCCAGCAGCCGGCACGGGCAGCACGGCCAGTTGCATCGGCGGTGGTGCATGACGAGCTTGAAGAGCTTGACGGGCTGCCGTTTTAGGAGCGCAGATGAAAATCTACCTTGCTGGCAAGATGAATGATGAGCATGGATCGTGGCGGGATGCTGTCGTCGGCAGTTCGATCAACCGATTTGCCGAGGCCGATCTGCCGCGATGGAAGTTGATGCGGGACGTAGGCCTGGACGGGTGGAATGGCGAACGGGTCTGCATACCGTGGCCCGTAGTCAGCAACCGCTTCGTGCTGAATGTCCACGACTACACGGGGCCGTACCGGACTGATGTCAAGCCTGACCAGCTGGAGTGGAAAAACTTCGGCGAGTTCCACGGCTCGGTAGTCCAGGGCTGCCACGGAGCATCGAACGGTGAAGAGGACGGCCTGATCGTTTCTCAGTGCATCCAGGCGATCACGCGGGCCGACATGGTTTTCGCCTACATCAACAGCCCCGATTGCTTCGGCACGCTCGTTGAACTTGGAATAGCTCGCGGTATGGGCATCTACACCGTGGCCGCATTTGATGATGCGGCAGAGTGGGACTGGTCGGACTACTGGTTCGTGAAAAACCTCGTCAATGCCACGGTGACCGCCCCGCCATCGGTGTCCGTTGGGGAGAAGCCGGAACTCCCAGAGCTGTCCACATGGGCCTCGTTTGACTCGGAGCCGATGCAGGAGTGGAATAAGCGCCGGGACGCCGAGACTGCACGGATTCGCGGAATGGTGTTGGAAGCCGTGCTCCAGTGGACGGCCAGACCAGACCGCCCCGCGCCGATATCACTGGTGCGCGCAGAGGACACGGAGCCGTACATTCGAGCAATCCAAGAGGCGGCTCAATCATTCAGTCAGATTTCCCGATGGTCGTCTGATCCGCGCGTCCGCAACGAAGCACAACGGATGCTCAAGCGGATCACCGCATGAGCGACGCACCAGCAGCCGCCCCCGCGCATCACCAGACGCACACCAAGCGCCTCGTCACGCGGCCAACCCACCCTGCGCCCTATCTCGCGCGGTGCCTGGTTGCGGAGTGCCCGTGGATCGAACGCTTCGCAACGAAAGCCGCTGCAGACGCCTCGGCGGCGCGGCACACCGCCGAGAGGGGAGAGCAGACAGCATGAGCGGCGACGACATCACCACGACCAGCCTACAGGCGTGGAACACGCGGCGCGAGGTCGTTTTGACCGTCACGCCCGAGGGCCGCGTCGTCCCAGGCCCAGGCATGGCGATGGACGACGTCGCCCGCGAGTTCCTGGCCGCGTGCAACTCGCACACCATGGACTTGGAGGCCGAAGTCACGCGGCTCCGGGCGTCGGTCAGCCACCTGACCGAATTGCTGACGGGCTACGGCGACGACGACTATGCCGCCGTCGAGGGAGGCACCCCGTGAGCGACGTCCGAATCCTGGAGGCACGGTGGTACGTGCTCCGCAACGATCTGATTGGCGGGTGGGCGGTGGCAACCTGCGAGGCCGAGGCGTTGTCGGAGTGCCCGGCGCGCCTCGGCTGCTGCGTGGTAGCGGACCTGTTCACCGAGTCTGTCGCGCACTACATCGCGGATCTGCACAACGCAACGATTGGCGAGTCGCACACCACGACTCTGGAGGCCGAGATCGCCAGCCTGCGGTCGCGGGTGGCCGAGCTGACGGCGCTCAGGGATCGGTGCTTTGAAATCATGGAGGCCGACGAGGCCAACCGTTTGGCGCTCGATGCGGTACTGGATTGGGCGCAGAATCGCGGCTACCTGGACGCCGACTACGCCGACGAGGATTACCCCAGAGGCGATCGCTTGTGGGTGGCGATGCTGGTCGCGCTCCGCGCGCTGGCAGCGCCGGCGCAGGAGGGGGCGAGTTGAACACATGCCCGCACGCGGCGGAACACACGCTGACGCCGACGGGCTACGTGGCGGCCCAGTCATGGGCGGCCGCCATGCTCAAGGCCCGCTGGCGTCAGGATCGGTGCCGAGGGTGCGGCCGGTACGAGATGTGGACGCCGCCGTATCCCGACGCGCCGCTGCCGAGATATCAGGATTGGGCGTTCGGGTGTTTCAACTGCGGGAGCGAGGCCGCCGAGCTGCCCGCGCCGGCGCAGGAGGGGGAGGCATCGTGAGCAAACTGGCGTATCTGTGTGTGCGGTGCGAGGGCTGCGAGCGGGCATTGCCATTCGCGCGGATCGCGCGGATCGGCACCGCGCCGTACTGCCCGCCCTGTCACGCGGCAGCGCTGGCGTGGGAAACCCGCACGCTCGACTGTTGCGACCATCCGGCCAACGAACACAACGTTTTCGGCTGCATGATCGAGATCAAAGACGGCGCTGCCTTTTGCCCGTGCCCGCCGCCCTCACTGGCGAACCAGCCATGACCGGCCCTCGGCGCACGAGCAACGGCGTGGCCGCGACGCGCAGGGCGGGAGTTGGCCCAGGATCGCGCACAGCGGCCCCAGGAGCCGCCAAACTGCCACGGCAGGCAGAAAAGGACTGGCAGGCCACGGTGCTGGCCTACGCGCGCCTCATGGGCTGGCGCGTCTGGCACGACGTAGCCACCAACACACCGCGCCGCTGCGGCTCATGCGGGGCCGTCCGTCAGACCCCGCGCAACGTTGCTGGCTGGCCCGATCTGGTTTTGATCCGGCGGCCCGACATCGTGTTCGCCGAGTTGAAGCGCGACGGCGAGCATCCAAGCCCCGCGCAACAAGCGTGGATTGACGAACTGCGCGCCTGCGGGATGCGCGTTTACGTGTGGCCCCCGGCCGCCTGGGCTGAGGTTGAGGAGGTACTACGCTGATGCGCTTGGCTAAACCACTGCTGTTTGACGACACGTACACCGGGCCGCGATGGCGCTACGGCCACCAGTACCGACACTTCGCGTGCCGACCGGACGGATTCATCCTCGACACGAAGGCAGTGTCGGACGATCCGCGCTGCCCGTTCGGAACCATCGACTACGCGCGCGAACTGACTGCTGACGAGGTGGCGACGCACCAATTCGTGCCGTTCGGCCTGGTGGAGGGAATCGCATGAAAGAGCTGCTGCTGACGCTGGACGAGGACGGCCACGGCGTCGCGATACACCGTGGCCGCACCTACGCGGTGCGGGGCACGTACGACATGCAGTCCGTCCACCACGTAGGCACGGTCAGCAGGGATGTCCTCCACCTAACGCTGACGCTGGGTGCCCTACTGGACGAAGTGGAGCAGAGTGCGAAGATCCAGCGCCTGGAGGTTGTCCTCGCTGAAGAACGCGAGAAGCTGGAGCGAATCACGCGGCTCGCCACCGGGGAGGAGGACGACGAGGCATGACCATCCGACACGCACTCATCACGGGCCTCGTGGCGGGAGTTTCTGCGGCAACCGGCGTCGTGATCGGCGCGCTGCTTGTCGTGCTGAACGAGAGCGTCCGGACGGGGAGGGGCTGACGATGAGTGACATGAGCAGGCTCATTCCTGAGATTGCCGAGCGCCACGCGCACGGTCGCCTGACTGGCTCTGACGTTGGCGTGCTGTTCGAACAGCTCGGGCTGCTCGAATCAGTCAACGCCAGCCTGAGCGCCGCGCTCGAGGCAGCGACGACAGCACACGAGGAAGAGCAGGAATCGTGGACCAACGCGATCAACTACCACATCGGGCGATGGGAGCGAGCAGAGGCCGCGCTCGCGGCATCCGAGGCCCGCGTGGCGGCGCTGAAGATAACTGGCGAGGCGATGGCGTCAGCGATTCAGCAGGGGGTCCGAGAGATTCCACGCGGCGGAATGCGTGGTCAGATCACGAACAATCCGGTAGAGATCACCCAGAGCGAGACGTGGCGCAGGTTCACCGATTCGCTGGCTGGCTGGCGCGCCGCCCTCGCGCCAGCAGCCGAGCCGGTCACGGGAGGGACTGACTGATGTCTGAACCAGAAGAGCCGCAATGGTTCCCGTCCGGCGGCGGCGCGCACTACTGCACAACGTGTCCTGCGCGTATGACAGGCTTCCCTGCCTACCGGGCATCAGAGGCGGGGGCGATGATGAGGCACGCGATCTATTGCCGCTGGTGGGCACAACAACTAACAGCCGCGCCGGGCGCGGGCGACCAGGGGGAGCAGCCGTGACCGCACGAAAAGCGCGCAGGCCATCGTTGACGGCGCGGCTCGCGGCGCACGTTGCGCTCGCGACGTTCGCGCTCCAGTCGGTGATCGCAACCGAGCCTGACGCCGGGCTAGAAGATCCCGCCGAGCGGAAGCGGCAGCGCGCAGCTCGAGCGCCGAAACGGGAGGCGATGATTCCGGCCGTTGCCCGTCTTGTCGAGGACGGCCTGGCCCTCGCCGCCGAGCAGCAGCAGCGGGCCGGAGGATCGGCGTCGTGACGCTCAATGACCAGGTGCTTCTGCTGCCGCTGGTCCCCGAGGATCGGTGGGAGACGTTCGCGGATATTGCGGTGCAACTGGGGCGAACGACGCGAGAAATCAAACGACTCATACTGGAGATGCGGGACTCTGGCGTCGATATCACGCTGACCGACGCAGCCTGCACGCGACTGGGAGAGGGGGCTTACTGATGGCGAGTGGCAGTGACCAGCGTATTTGCGGCGTGTGGAACAGGGGAGCTAGCTGCGTGTACACCCCGCGACACGACGGACCGCACACCAACACAGATCAGCAGGATATACGCCGCCTGACCGCCGCGCTCGCTGATATGACCGCCGAGCGGGATTGGGAGCGTCGTCAGAAGCTTGACCTTGTGGCAGTCGGTCAGGCATTCGTAGACGAAATCAACCGTCTCTTCAGCGAGCGCAACGCAAACACCGCCGCGCTCGCGACATCCGAGTCGCGCGTGGCTGAGTTGGAGGCGTCGTTGCGAGCGGTGGACAGCCTCGTGTCGAGCGGTATCTGCGTTGTTGGGCACAAGGGCAAGACTCGTTACCTGGGCCTGATTGGACGCACCGTCCGCGTAGCCGCGCCGGGCGCGGGCGACCAGGGGGAGGACTGATGGCGCGATGCGAGTGCGGGCATCGGGTGAATCAACACGACAAAGAGTACGGGTGCCTCAGTGATTCGATCTGGTCGGATTGCGAGCAGCGGTGCGCCCTGACGGCAGACGAGGCGTATGGGCAGTACGAGGCCCTCGCAGCCGCGCCGGCCACGGGAGGGGCTGATGTCTTGCGATTGCATTGACATGACAGACGCGGCGCTGGCCGAACACAACACCGAGTTGGGGTTCGTCGCGATCTCCACAGATCAGGGGTATAGCTACAGGATTGGGCTAGCGACTAACCTCCGCGAGAAGCGGCGCGGCGCGAAGCCAGCGCGAATCGTCGCGGAGTATTGCCCTCTCTGCGGGGTCAGATATCAGCCAGTCGAGGCGCGTAATGCCCTGGCAGCAGCCGCGCCGGGCACGGGAGGGGTTGACTGATGAGTGACTACGCGGAGCGCATTGATGATGCAACCAGAGATCAGATCGCCTGCCTGAAAGCCGCGCTGGCGTCAGTGACCGCCGAGCGGGACAAGGAAATCAAAAACCGAAACGGGTGGCGAGATGCGGCTGGGTCGAACATGAAACACCTCATGCAGGAGATCGAGCTTCGGGACGCCGCACTCGTGGCGCTGCAACAGGCACTCGACCACGCGCACGATTCGGCAGCAGACGAGGCATTCAGCCTGACAGCCGCGCTGGCGGCATCCGAGGCCCGGGTGGCGGCACTGGAGGCGCAACTTCCGAACCCGCAACCGACGTATGCGTACCGTGCGTTCTGGAAGCCGGGATTGGGCTACCCGGAACTGTGCGCCCGCTGCGAGAAGACCCGCGAGCAGCACGCAGATACACCGGCCACGACGGTCACAGGCACGGGTGACGAGGGCATCGCATGAGCAGCCGAGCCTACGGGTCCGGCGTTGATCGTGTCTGGCGCGGACCTGACGACTGCATCGTCCGGTCGATGCTCGACGACGACGGCCTGGCCCCGTGTGCCGATCCCGACGACTGCTCACTGTGCGGCCTGCTTTCGCAGCAGCGGCCTGACGAGACGCGCCGACAGTGGACAGACCGTATCACCGGCCGCGCGCTGCAACTCGCGGCGCTCGTGGACGAAGGAAAGACGAGACGATGACCCCTAACGAGATCGAAGCCGGCATCTTGGACGATCTCCTGGACATGCCGCAGGACGATCCCGAGGCCGACGACGCGATCATTGTCACCTACGACCGTCTGGTCCTCGTGCTAGATCGCTGGCTGCTGCATGGCGGCATTGAGCCGGCCCTCGCGCCAGCAGCCGAGCCGGTCACGGGCGACCAGGGGGAGGGAGACTGATGCTGCGCCGACTCGCTGACTGGCTGATCTCACTCGGCGGATCGTGGCACCCGGTCAGGGTGGTGATTGGAGCAGGCCTGTTGCAGATGGCTCAGGCGCGTTGCCGCTGTGGGTACGAGGGCATCTGGCGCGCTCGTGTC